ACTGGTTGCGCGTGACATTTTATATGTATCATCGCCATATGGCGGAGGTACTAGAGGTAGTTCTTCCTTGCGATCTGTTCCCATTCTTTTCGGGTGTGAACCTTTTCAAACTCTGTTTGTGCGATTTTACAGAGCAGCTCCCTTGTTTTTCGGCTGTTGTGTACTGCCTGCTGCCCCGTTCGATGATGCTCAATGCACAGGTCTACTTTTAACCCGTTTTCTTCAGATATCGCTCTTTGTCCTGCCCCGAACAGGATATGATGCTCTTCCGTCTGCTTTACGGAATAGTCGCCGTTTAACCGGGCGCATAAGTAGCAAATGCCCTTTTGACTGTTTAAAATGCTTTTTTTGTGGATTTTCCGTTTTTTCTTCTTTCTCGGCTTCGGGAAAGCCATGTCCGAATAGTCAATGCTCATCTTCCGTCTCCTGTGTGTATAACTCATGAGTCCCGTTTAGGATCTTTAGTTCTTCCAGTGATCGAAATGAGAACCCCATCTGCTGAAGTAATCTATAGAAGTCTCTTAGGCATTTCATCCCTTTTTCGTAGTGTCCGTAATAGTCAGTTGCTTCGTACGGCTCTGCCGTCCGAGTCAAGAGGATCAGCATTTGCTTTTCTTGGCTTATTTCTGCAAATTCTTTTTCGATCCGTTCTTTTTCCTCTTCTTTCGCTTCGTACGCGTTTTCGATCCCGTAAAATCCATACACCGCGTTCATGTGTGCTACGCTTCCGCCGTCCGTTATCCGGTTTATCATGATCTTCCAGCCTGTTTCTTTTACATCAACTTCTTTCGGTATTGTGATTTTTCCCGACACAAGTTCTTTAATAAAATCGTTCCTTTCCCTTCTCATCCTTTTCAGGATTTCCGTTATTTTTCTTTTGTTTTCCTTGATTTTCTCCGTTTTCTTTTCCTGTTCCGTTTTTTCCCGCTCTTTTTGTATTACTTTTTTTACTACATAGATCCTATCGTAGTATTGATAATAATAGAGCTGATCTTTTGTGTCTTGCAGATCGATTTTTGTTTGATCCTCCCACTGTGATAGATCAATATTTGTTATCTCTTTCCATTTTCCGGTCCATCTTTCTTCTTTCGCTCTTTTCGGCGCGGCTTTTACTCCTTTTTCTTCCAGTATTTCAAACACTATTTGAGCGTTTTTCTTTATTTTTTCTTCTTTCACGGCCTGTTTTGCTTTCCATGCGATTTCGCGTGACGATACTGCAGTCTTAAGGATTTCATTCCTTTTTTTGATGTCTTGTACCTTCTCCAGCTCGTAAAGGTCCGTTAATGTGAGTTGGAAGTCCTTATTTTCTTCGCGCCTCGTAAGTGTTTCTTGATCCAGTTTTGCAAGATTTAACCTATGTCGTACTGTATTTCTGCTAAATCCGGTCTTTTCCGCGATTGTTGTTTCTGTTTCTCCCAAATCCAACATGAGCTGGAATCCTTGTGCTTGCTCGCTTACTGATAGATCGCTGCGCTGCATGTTTTCCAACAACATCGTTGATATTTGCTCTTTTTCCGTCATTTCCACAACGGAACAGGGCATTGTTTTCAATCCCGCTTTTCTCGCTGCCGTCAGTCTTCGGTTTCCGATCACTACAAGATAGTGGTCTTTTTTGTCCGGGTTTGGTACTACAGTCAAATTTTGCATTACGCCACGAGCTTTTATGCTTTCCGCCAGCTCGTCAATGTCGGTGTATACCTTCCGCACGTTCTGCGGGTGTATGTCTAACTGTTCGATTGCAATATCTTGTATCATATCTGCTCTCCTTTCAGTAATTTTTCCACTTCCCACCAAGTAAACGACCTTTTGATCCCGTAAGGGTTTTCAAAAAGTGCGTGGTGTGGAAACGCTTTTAAAAAGCGCATCCGTTTCTTGATGGCAGTGTGTTTTTCGCTTCTTTCCGGCTGCTGCCGGAAAATCAACGTATATATCTTTCCTTCAACGAGTCTTGGGCGGTTGCCGATGTATTCCCTTGCGTTTTTCGCGCATCTTGCTTCTTTTGTAATTCTCATGGTGTCCTCCTTATGTTAGTTCTTCTCTTAGCAATCCCTGATAATCATTGCTGGCGCAAAAGCGAAATTCCGTTTCGTGTTTCTCCGCTTCCTCAAGGTACATTTTCCATAATTCTTTATTTTGGACTTCCGCGCCTGTGGCTTTTTTCCACTCGGATCGCCGCCACTTCTCCGGCGCTCCTTGTTCTGAAATATTTTTGATATAAGCGTTATCAGTGTGAATTACAACATGACACTGCTCTTTTAATTTTTGTAATGATTTTATGATTGCGATCAGCGTCAATCTGTTGTAAGTAGATTCGCACTCTTCGCCACTCATGACCCGGTATGCTTCTTCTCCGTTTGACCTAGTAAATACTAGGGCGGATGCGTATTTCCCATCTTTTACAATGGGGGATTTTATGGTGGTTTCTATGTAGATATTTACTGTTTTCATTTTAAATCCTCCTGTGGATTCTGATCAGTGTGTATCTGCGGTATCTCATCCCCGTAGCCGGGTTGATCCCCTCGTAACTGTTTGCGATGTAATAGCCTTTTTTGGGTTTTACTTCTTTTTGCCAGCGTACAAGTTTTTGGGATTTCGGTTCGGGTAACGGCATATTTTTCGCATGGTTGTAGCTTGCTTCTTTTAGTCGCGGTTTTCCTTTGCTTCCGTCCGATCGTTTTTCTCTTGTTTTTTCGTTTTTTGTCATATAGTTTGCCAGTTTTGTAAAATCCTCATCGTAAAACCGGCTTTTTTTGATCTGCGTAATATAGATTGCTCCGTGTTCCCATGCATCTTCGATCCATTCTGCCGCCCCTGATGTTTTTTTAATGACTAGATGGATGTGCCATGCACCCTTTGTGCCCCGCTCTATGTTTCTGATCCAGTAAAACGGAGTGTTTGCCTTTTTATATTTCGGACGGAGCTTTCGGAGTGCTTTTTGTAAGTCTTTTAGTGCCACTGTCATGTCTTTCGGTCTTTGCTCGACTTTGTAGGTGTATGTTACAAAGTAGTCTCCTGCATCAAAATATTCGATCAGTAATCGTCTGCATATCTTCGCTCGGTTGGCTTGGTTGACTGCCGCCATCTGTTCCGGCGTCGGTTTCTTTTTCTTTTGCCGTGCCTTTCCTTTTGCTCCATATCTTCCGTCTGGATATTCCTCTACGTCGTAGACGTCTCCGCCCCGTAATTTGTACGTTTTTCTCCGTGTTGCCATCTTTTATCTGTCCTAACTTTAATATCTTTATCGAGGTTTAAAAGCGGGAGTCCCCGCGTGTATCGCTTGACTTCCCGCCTCTTATTTGATACAATATATTTGTCCTAACAAGAGGCGGGAACGCCATCTTTTAAGCGCATCAGTTGCTGTGATGCGCTTTTTTTAATTGATTACATATGTACCGCCGCGCTTTTTTTGCTTTTCGCGCGCATACGCTTCGACTTCCGATCTGGTCATTGCCTTGCACTCTAATGCGTACGGATCTCCCCAGCGGATGATCCACAAAATAACTTCTTCTTTCATTTCATGAGGTGTTTCGCTGCTTCTCTCGCTATTTCTTGTGCTGATTTTTTTATTTCCTCTTCTATTTCTTCTTGCGTCATTGTGGATGTTTTAACTATTTTTTGCATTGACTTTTCTGCGTGTTTTTTTCCGTACTCTTCTTCGAGGATGTTTCTTATTCCTCTTAATATCATGACTGTTTCTGCTTCTAATAATATTAAATTTCCTTTTATTTCCACATTGCCTTTACTGCATTTAATCATCTTTACAAATTCCTTTCTTTCCCGTACAATAATCTTGGTTGTTTATCTATGCGTCCTAGAGGTTGCCGCCTCTTATGGGCGCTTTTTTGTTCTGTAAACGTCAAAGTCTTCGCGATTGCCTATGCTTCCCCACGATGTGATCTGATCGTTTTTTGTAAGTACAACTGCGTTTGTATAATCCTGATCGTATTTCAGGCACCATCCTTCGAGCAGTTCTAAGATGCAGTTCATTTCTTCTTCGGCGTCTTTCTTTATTTCTTCGTTCATTTCTTTGTTCACCTCCTTAGATCGGTCCTGCCTGCAGGATGTAAATAATCACAGCCATCACCGCATTTAACATCACACTATCTTCTTTCATTACTCAACGTATTTTCTATTTCCTACTTCGTTTTCATCCTCTTCGAATCTGAGTTCCATCAGGTCTGCCAGCATCAGGTATTCTTGTGCCTTCTTTGTTTCTCCGTGTGTCTCCCGGATCTTATCCCGGAACTGTGCAAGCGTCCCGTAGAAGCATCCGCACCGCACACCCACGCCGCCATCTTTGAGACGGAAGAAGGTCGTTGTACGGTTGACAGATCCGAAACCGTGAGCGTATGCATAGTCCCCATTGCCGCACACCCGCGCATCGCCGCACACCCGCGCATCGCCGGAAACCTGTGCATTGCCGTACACCCACGCATTGTCGTACACCCACGCATTGTCGTACACCCACGCATTGCCGCACACCAGCGCATTGCCGTACACCCGCGCATTGCCGGAAACCTGTGCATTGCCGTACACCCACGCATTGTCGTACACCCGCGCATTGCCGGAAACCCGCGCATCGCCGGAAACCTGTGCATCTCCGTACACCCACGCATTGCCGTACACCCGCGCATCGCCGGAAACCTGTGCATCTCCGTACACCCACGCATTGTCGTACACCCGCGCATTGTCGTACACCAGCGCATCTCCGTACACCCGCGCATTGCCGTACACCCACGCATTGTCGTACACCCACGCATTGTCGTCATGACCAAGGTTTGATTCCTTCTCCACATACCCGCCAAGTTCTCCGGCTTCCACATCGCCGAACTCAACAAGGGCACGGATGCGGAACAGCTTTGTCCCGAACATATTTGTTACAAATTCATTTGTTAATTCAAATTTCTTCACTTTTCTCGTCCTTTCTGTTACAATAATGTTGATTATTTATCTATGCGCCCTGAGGTTGCCGCCTCATTTATGGGCGCTCTTTTGTTCTGTAAACGTCAAAATCTTCGTGATTGCCTATACTTCCCCACGATGTGATCTGATCATGTTTTACAAGTACAACCGCGTTTGCATAATCCTGATCGTATTTCAGACACCATTCTTCAAGTAGATCTAAGATGCAGTTCATTTCTTCTTCGGCATCTTTCTTTACCTTTACATCCATTTTTTGTCCTCTCCCTTAGATCGGTCCTGCCTGCAGGATGTAAATAATCACAGCCATCACCGCGTTTAACATCATGCTGGCAACCGTTACCGCGATCAGTCCTCTTGCAGCATTGTCTCTTTCTTTTCTTTTGTGCTGAATTTTCTCCTGCTTGTGATCCTCTTCCGGAAAATTTCTCCGCTCGATCGGGATCAGCTCCAGCTCCGGCACTGTCGGTAATTTAATCTCTTCCATGCTTGTCCTTCCTTTCTACCGCTTACGCGGTTTTCTCTATTATGTAGTTTCTGTCAAAAAGAACCCTTTGGTTAACACTTTCTGCAAATGCCTCTTTATCTTCCAGTTCCTTAACCTCTACTTCTTTTCCGTCAATTACTACAATGCTTTTTATGGTCATTTACACCACCTCTCTAAAGCTTATGAAACACTGTTTGTACTTGTTGCGTTGTCCAATGAAATCCCCTGTACTGTAAATACAGGACACTGGCATGTCCGAGTACTACGAAAGGAGTTCCATCATGATGCAAAATTACTATTTTTATATCTATCCAGATATTAACGGCAATTATGAAGTACATACAGAAAACTGCTATTATCTTCCATCCGAACTTAACAGACAGTATATTGGAAGATACAGTTCTTGTCAGGCAGCTATAATTGCTGCGCAGATTGCTTATCCCGATAAAAAGTTTGACGGATGTTATCATTGTTGCCGTGAATGCCACAAGGGATAATAATGGGGCTGGCTTTTCGTCAGCCTTTCATTGTGGCGTTCTTTCTAAACACCTCACGTACAATCTCGCACGCCTCGTCCAGATTCTCCAATGTCATATTGTTCTGAATCATACACCGCGAAATCTCATTGCTTAATATCGCGCTCTGGTCTTCTCGGAATTCTCTATCAAGCATCTCCATAGCCAACTTAATCACTCTCCTTTCTCTTCTGTCCGTTTTATTGACAGCTGATCTGCATGCTACTTGCTATTCTCCTCCACCTCTCCTATACTGTTAATACAGGCACTGCCATGCCGAGTATTATGAAAAGGAGAGATACTATATGTATGATGTTTATTTTTCATATTTCGATGGAAATGATCACTTGTGCACGAATGTAGATAAAATCGAAATTCCTACTTCATCCGGAATAAGAACATATTCGGGCGATGAAATTGCATCTCAGCATTTTAGGATTCACTCAGAGATTTACCTGTATAGTTCTAGTACAAGTTACACAATTTCTACAACTGGGTTAAAAGCCATCGAAATCAGAAAGAAATAATCTTTCTATATTAGAACCTCTATACTAATTTCTGTATGGGGGTTCTCTTTCTTTAATTCTTCTGCTTTCTTCAAAACATCACTAACATCGTCCATCCTTGTTATGTGAAAAATTATTTTTATTCTCATTATTACCTTCACCTCCTCTTCTGCTTCAAAGTCATGTTTATCGAACACCTTTCCTGTTACACTACTCTAGGAAGTATTCGATAGATACACCGAAGTAGTCTGCAACTTTTTTTAATGTGTCAACTCTAGGCGCTGACTCGTCCCATTTTTTAACGGTCGCATTTCCTATATTGCAATCTTTTTCGAGTCGCGATATTGATACGCCCTTTTTCTTACACAGTGCTTCGACCCTTTTTAAAATCAATGTCTAACCTCCTTTCTTATAGGTAAAAATCTAATTATTTATTGACATTTTATAGAGAATAATCTAAAATAAAAGCACCACCAATTACGAGATTATCCTCTATATATGCCCTTTTGAATTAGGCTTTCGCCTAAATCTTAGGTTCATTATATAGGGTATTCTCTAATTTGTCAACCTATTTTTTAGGCTTTCGCCTATTTTTGATCGGAGGATACTATGAACAGCGTAGAAAGAGTAAAAGAGATATGCAAAGAGCGAAAAATCCCAATATCTAAAGTTGAGCGTGATCTCGGCTATGCAAATGGTTATATTGGTCAATTAAAAAAGGGAGTATTTCCTGCAGATAGATTACTAGATATTGCAGAATATTTAGGTGTAACATCTGAATATTTACTAACAGGAGATAGCAAAGAAGGTGATGAGGCAAGATATTACTTGAATAATGAAACCGCTGAGATGGCACAAAAACTATTTGAAAACAAAGATTTGCGTGTACTTTTCGATGCTGCAAAAGATGCTACTCCCGAAGATTTAGAAACAACATATAATATGCTTATGGCATTAAAGAAAAAGGAACGTGATAATAATGAGTTTTGATTATCAAATTTTTTTCATGGACGGAATGACCGTTAATGAAGTAATAACCGAGAATGAAGATAATTCATTCACTATTTTTATAAACGCAAATTTATGTGAAAGCAAACGGTTAAAGGCAATTAACCATGCGATTAGGCATATAAAGGAGCGTGATTTTGAGAAAATAGATGTACAGAAAATCGAAATGTCTGCGCATAAATAAGGTATAACCGCTACGGCGATTATATAAAGTGGTGTTAAAGGAACAGGGGACAAAAGAAAGAGAGGGAAAAGCTATGAAAAAGAAAATCGCTGTCATTATGTTAGCATGTATGCTAGCCGTGTCAGCTACAGCTTGCGGCGAATCTGAAGGCGCGTCAAATGGAGAACGGGGAGTCAATGAAGAAACCGAACCGGTATATGAAGATCTTCCAGATTCTCAAAGTCTTGCAGAACAGATTAAGGCGATAAATTCAAATGTGGGAGGAATAGAGGCATTTGACGAATCTACAGATCCGAACGGAAATCTCGGTCGCCCGGGAGAATATATCAGCAAAGCAGATTTTGAAGATACCCGATTAGAACAATACGGTGAGTATCTTGTTGGTGGAACGATAGAGACTTTTGAAAATGAGTCCGATTGTAACAATCGGTATAAATATCTCAAAACATTGCAGGATTCGTCATTGGGAATACTTGCATTAGATCAATACATGTATAAATATGATAAAGCTATTTTTCGTATTGAATATGATTTGACCCCTGATCAAGCCGAGGAATACCACAGTCAAATAGATACCATTATGGAGCAGTATCAAGATATCAGCACTCAAGAATCGGACACCGGAGAGGATGCATCCTCTCAAACAGAGGAATAGAACCCCCGCCCCGGACAGCTCCGGGGCATCCACAAAAGAATAATGTATTTACCCAGACAGCCGAGGGGCGTGCTGGTTCCCGATCCAGTCTTGTGGAAAGGGGAAATACTTATGAGTACATATGAAGAAATGCAGATTTTACTTACATTTGCTCTGCTTGTAGTTGCAATTCTGAATTTGAAGCATAAGTAAGCCGCCCTGTATCTTGGTCGGATAGGACGGCTTACTTTGTAAACAGTTATATTCGCCGGATCGGGTAGCTTGCACCTACCTATCGGCTGTCTTGTTAAGTACATTATAGCAAATGTACCTAAAAAGTCAAGAACCGCTCCTGCGCCAACAGGAACGGCTCAAGTAACATTCCGAAGAATGATACCCCAACTCAAAAATATTGTATCATCTTCGGTCAGCTATCGCAATCAGAACATTTGTTTCTTGATAGCTGTTATTTTTATACTCATTTTCCTGCTCTGTCAGGAATAGAATGAATCAACCGAGGTGATGTCATGAAAACTAAATATTGTTATGGTTATGTTAGGGTATCCACATCCGGCCAAGAAGAACTCTCTCCTGATTCGCAGGCAAAACTGTTGAAAGACTTTGCTAAAAAGAACGATATGATTGTCCTGCAAATCTTTTATGAGCTCGGTATTTCCGGTCGGAAAGCTGACAAGCGTCCGGAGTTTCAAAAGATGATCGCTCTTGCCAAATCAGACAAACATCCTGTAGATTGTATCATCGTGTGGAAATTCAGTCGATTTGCAAGAAATCAGGAAGAGTCTATTGTTTATAAATCTCTTTTAAAGAAGAAGCACAACGTAGAAGTCTTGAGCGTTTCCGAGCCGCTTGTAGACGGTCCGTTCGGCTCTTTGATCGAGCGCATCATTGAATGGATGGACGAGTACTATTCTGTCCGTCTTTCCGGCGAAGTGACACGAGGGATGACAGAAAAGGCAAAACGCGGCGGCTATCAGGCGCGTCCTCCGCTTGGATATAAAATCCAAGAGCGCGGAAAACCTCCCGTTATTGTACCGGAAGAAGCTGAAATAATTAAAATCATATTTGATAAATATGTAAATGAACATACCGGAATATTCGACATAGCACGCTATCTAAATTTGTGTGGGTTTAAAACATCTCACAACAAACCGTTTGAACGCAGATCTATTGAATACATCTTACAGAACCCAACTTACTGCGGTATGATCCGGTGGAACCGTACCGTAAGCGAAACAAACGAAATCCGGCCGGAATCAGAATGGATTGTCTCTGATGGTCAGCAACCTGCTATTATATCTAAAGAATTATTTGACAAAGCGCAGATCCGTTACAAAAGCGAATACAAACCATCCGGCACCAGACCATCCTCTACATACAAACATTGGCTATCAGGTCTTATGAAGTGCCCTGTATGCGGAAGAACCATGATTGCCAAAACAGTAAATAACCAAAAATCATACTGCTATTTTACATGCTATGGGTACTCAAAAGGAAAATGCCTTGCAAAAACATCTGTAAGCTCGTTAAGGTTAGAACCGGCGGTACTTGCATCTATAAAAGAAGTTCTGGACACTGGCAACATCATCTACAGGCACGTTGAACCGGTGCAGGAAACTTCTGTGGATCTAAACGTCATTATTACGGAGCAGTTAAGAAAGAATGCGGAAAAATTTGACCGCATCAGAGAAGCGTACCGTAATGGAGTAGATACACTTGACGAATATAAAGAAAATAAGCGCATGGTTCAGGAAGAAAAAGAGATGCTGGAAAAGCAGCTTGCAGACATAAAACCAGCAGAACCTACTATTGATACTTCTAAAATCGCTATGTTGGAAAAAGTAAGAAATGTATATGAAATCATAGAATCTGACTCTGTGGATCCTGTAACCAAAAATGAAATCCTAAAGAGCGTGATAGAAAAGATTATATATGATCGCTCAAAAGATGAGCTGAAAGTTTATTACTACTATGCGCCGGAATCCCAGTAAAATCAAGGGTTTTCGCAGTTTTGTAGGTTATAACAAAAAGGTCATCCAATTCGGACAGCTCACCATTTTCCCGTCACAATACTGTGTCAATATCGGCTGCCGCACGTTCGGTCTTGAAAGATAATTTGCAAACAATTCATCTACGATCACGGAAATGCTTTCATATACATTTCTTTCCGGTATCCACTTATGATCGAATGCTGTAGATGAAGTGATCGTAAAATCATACCCTTTGTTTCTATACCATTCGGTATAAACGCGATTGAGCGTAAAAGACATAATCGCAAGAACGTTTGCCCGAATCGTATTTGCGGGCCAGGTGGCATAAATTTCGCTGGACGCCACATTTTTGATATAATCTTTATACTTCACATAATAGTTTTTTGCAGTCGAATCTCTCGGAGAACCGTCATGAACAACAATGTATTCAGGAACAACAACACGGCTTA